GTGTTTGAGGGGGATTGATATGATTCATAATATATTCCTAGTATTCAGTCATTATATACTCACCACATACTTATTGCGGCATAAATGATAAACCCACCGTCAATGGTGGGTTTAATTTGAATATTACCTATGCAGGCAGTTCTTCTTGCGGATTCTTAGAGGTCACAAAGTTGATATAGTCTACCGCATCATCCTCTTCGGTAAAGTACCGGACGATGGTCTGTCCGGTATGTAAGGAGGTGAATAACAGCAGAATATTACAATCTCTGTATACGGAAAACTTAATAGCCCATCCGTTGCGAGTTACCGGGCTAAAGCTTTTAGATTTAGCCTTTATTTCCAACATAAGTGAATGACTTGAGTTTTCCGGTTTTGACGATTTCTTTTGCATTTGCATTTACTTCTTTAACAGTATCAATTGCTTTACTGGTATATGTAGTAAATATTTTATTTGTCAATTCGTCAAAAGATTTGATGTTAGCAACTTGAAAGGCTTCGATTGTATCCAATACTGACTCGGTATATTCTTTGGCCTTTGTGTCCATTTGTGTAACAACGGACTGTGGGTTGAAGTAATTAAACATAGTATTTTCCTGATTTGGTGTAATATTCGACCTGCTTTGTTCTTGCTTCGATGATAGCGCCGAATAGAATTTTAAAAAAGTTTGTGGTTGCTCGCATTTTTTATTCCTCTTATTATGCACTCCTATTTATAGGTTTTTTGTGCTAATGCAACATAATTATCGTAAATACTTAGAAAAAAATGCAAAAATTTATCATATATACCTATATGAATGAATCCAAAGACTATAGAAAATTTAATAAGAATTTTGTTGGGCCAATTTTACCTAAAAAAATTGCCAAACAATTTGAAATAGGCATATATAATAGAGAGCCTATGCCTGCTGTTAAACCTGACCGTGTGGATTGTAAGAGAGAAAAACCTCTTAGGTCAGTTGATGGTGGTGATTGGAGAAGTACCAATAATGTCAAAAATTTAAAACACCATGTTCAACCATTGTGGGCAGATAAAACAAAAATAAAAGAAATATACTTGTTAGCTAAAACCTTAACGGAACAAACAGGCATTAAACATCATGTCGACCATATAGTTCCTTTAAGACACCCGTTGGTTTGTGGACTTCATACTGATACAAACCTACGGGTTATTACGGCTTTTGAAAATGTACAAAAAAGTAATGACTTTACAGTTTAAGTTTTTCTATCTTCGGCATCTTCATACCTCATTTTCGCCAAAATATAATCCTTGACCAATGATGACCGTACAATATCATCAGCGGTAAACTCAATACGAGTGAAGGCTGACATATGCATGGCAATATCAAAGAATTTAAGGATTCCTGACATATCATTCTTTTTCTTATTCAGGTCAGTTTGCCTGTAATCACCACACCATATAATCTTGGACATATGCCCAACACGGGTCATAACCGTATCAATTTCTTCATAGGTAAGGTTCTGCATCTCATCAACGATAATAATTGCATTGTCAAATGACATACCACGGATGAATGATGTACTAATGAATGTAATGTGGCCTTGTTCCTCAAGACGATCCCATGCGTCCTTGCGACCAAATAGTGTCTCGCATATTTGACGATATGGTTGCTGATAAATGTCCATCTTCTCATTAACATCACCAGGCAAATGCCCAATTTCCCTTGATTGTACCGCAGAACGAACAACAATGATTTTATTGAATGGATTAGATTTATCCATTACTTCTTCAATGGCTTTATATAATGCACAGAATGTTTTACCAGTACCAGCCACACCGTGTAGTGCTACGAAATAGTCACCTCTCTTGTATGCCTCAAAAAATAGTTTTTGATTGTGTGTGAGTGGGTCAAATGTTTTTAGGTCATCTATTCTTAATCTTAGGTGATTTGATGGTTTGGTTGGAGTTTTAAGTTCTACAACATTTTCATGTGCTAGAGTGTTTGCTTGTTTTCTGGCCATTTGATTTTTCCTAATACATGGGTTTTATGGATCTTACAGGTCACCCAAGAATTATAATAGTTATCACTTAATAGGGCACCTCTGGTAAAAATCTCATAGGTTTCTAAGTAATTACATTCTGATTTTGATTTACAAAGGTGTAGTATCTCTCTAGTGAATTTGTCCTCCCCCTCTAGTTTGACTTGTTCTTGTAATTCAGTATTACTTCCCCAATAATCCAACCAATCACTAGGCTTTCTTACTTTTTTCTTTTTGCCTTTGATTTGACGATAACCAGCCTTTGTGAACAACTTCTTGCCCACATACTTTTTACCTGTTTGGATATTAGTGATTAGATACACATAGCCTACATTATCGGCTATATGCTCTTCTTTGAATTCTTCTGTTGTATTATGATAAAACCAGGTCAATCAATAATTCCTATAAATAGGCGTAGTTCACGGGACTGGCATCCCCAACTACTCTAACGCTTATAAGGAGCATCAGCATGGATATATATACAATATATAAAGCTACAAACAAAACCAATGGTAAGTGCTATATTGGTTTTGATTCAAACTGGCCCAAGCGCCAATTCGAACATAAATCTTCCTCTAAAATCAAAGACTATAAATTCTATCGAGCCATTCGTAAGTATGGTTGGGATAATTTTGAATGGACTATTCTGTACCAATCAAAAGAAAAAGAACACACCTTGAAGGTAATGGAAGAACATTTTATAGTTGAAAATGATAGTTTGAGAAAAGGTTACAACATGACCCTAGGTGGTGAAGGTAATCACGGAAGAATTTTAACCGAATCTATGAGAGAAAATTATAGACAATCCAAATTAGGTGAAAAAAATCCAAATTACGGTAAAAAATTAAAACGCACAGAAAGCCATTGCCAATCCATCAGTAAATGGCAAAAAGAAAAAGTGGATCATCACGCAAAAAAAGAATCAATATGTCCTTATTGTAACAAAATTGGTTCTTATATAATTATGCAAAGATGGCACTTCAGTAATTGTAAATTTAGATATTAATCCTCATCTTGCTCAAGTTCATCTTCTAAAATGTACTCTGCACAGAAGGGACAAAACTTTGGATCATCTTCACAGACCATCTCATCATAACCTATTGTGAATTTAGAATCACAATTGGAACATTGGTGTTTCATTACTTTCATTTTAATATAAATCCTAATCTATCTCCGGCTGGACTATCATAAAAGTTTTCTTTCCATACGGGAATAATAGTTTCTGAATTGTGATTAGCAAAGTCATCATTATATCTAAAATGTATTTCTATGATATTCTCACCAATAGTTTCAACATTTAACCACTCATTTTTATTTGCTATTTCTTGTATAAAATTTGGTAAAACAAATTCTTCCTTGATTTTCTTCCAATGACTAAATCTATCTAGTCTATTAGGATCATCTCTAAAGCCTTCTACAGCCAGTACCTGTTTTCCCCAATGGTAATCAAAACTTCTATGCCTACCTTTAAATATCTCACACCAGAAAAATCCATCTGGTATGATATCGTCTACGGTATTTAAATCCATAAACTTTGCACCGACTGCCATCATCCTAGCATTTACACAGGGACGAACAATATATTTTCCTTCTTTTTTAGGAAGAACACCAGCCGGACCGCAGACATAACCAAGTTTTTTAGATAATATATATTTGTCAATCACCCAAAGATTATCAACATCAATATTATCTATAACATCGCAATCAGAACAATTGCGTTTCAAACCTTCCATTAATTACACCATGATTGCTTGGCTTCACCATAGTATTCACGAGCATTACCATTTTGAATCAGTAATGCCCTGAGTGATTGACCATCTAAGATAACATCACCCAAAACACGACCACCATACTTGTCCCATGACATGATAGTAACCAACCGTTGTTTGCTTGCGTTGATTACTTTCTTGGTGAATTCAGTAGCCGCAGCACCACGGGCAGCTTCTGAAGGACATTGTGCTCTGAATCCTTTCTCTGGTGTATCGACACCGTATACTCGGATTGATAATACTGGTTTAAGTGGTGCAGGTAGAAATGTGGCTTGAAATTCTACTGTATCACCATCAACCACACGGGTCAATGGAAATTCATAGGTTACGGCCTCAGGTTGTTTTTGTGCTAATACTATCGTTGGTACCAATAACAATACCATTAATAAGTTCTTCATTTGCATCCTTATGTTGCACTACCCCAAACATCGTCCCATGTACCACTCAATGCACCCTTCGCATAGTCGGTAGCACGGTTCTCAAAGAAGTTTGTATGAGTAGGTGCGTTAATCATTTCTTCAACCCACGGTAATGGATTGCGTTTGACTTTGAAAATACCTTTCATGCCAAGGCCAATCAATCGTCTATCTGCTATATATCTGATGTATTTTTTGAGGTCTTCCGCTGTCAAACCTTCCATTTGATTAACACCAAATGCCAAATCAATAAATCTATCTTCAAGTTCAACCATTCTCTCCGCAATGGTGTAGATACTTGATTTCAATTCATCGTTCCAAATCTCGGTGTTCTCATTAATGTAGGTCTTAAATAGTTTCATCATATTCTCGGCGTGCATTGTTTCATCAACAATAGACCAAGTAATAATCTGACCCATGCCTTTCATCTTACCGTGACGTGGGAAGTTCAATAACATGACAAAGGAACTAAACAACTGCATACCTTCTGTAAAGGCCGAGAACACAGCAATATGGCGTGCGGTGTTTTCTTTGGTGCCATTTCTATCTGAGATATCTAAGACATAATCGTGTTTGTCTTTCATCTCCTGATATTCCAAGAATTCATTATATGTCGTATCAGGTAGACCAAGAGTTTCAATCAGGTGTGAGTATGCAGCAATATGTAATGCCTCACGAGCTGCAAAGCCCATGAGCATCATTCGTACTTCTGGTTGTGGGAAATATGGTAGATAGTTCTTTACATAACCACCTGCCACATCAATATCACCTTGTGTGAAGAAACGGAAGATATTGGTC